CATCAGTGGAATATGAAGCATCTATATGGCGATCATCCGATAGATCGAGAGGAAGCTAAAGTAAGATTCTTTGCATCGTTCTACAACAATGAAGACCGCTCTCTCAACGACACTGTCTATAGCAGAGATCGTGTAGTTGGAGATTATTTTTATGGTGATCGTGTTGAAACAACGTTCAAAAGAAAGATCAAGGTTGGTCAACGTCGCGCTTTCAATTATATTATTCAAAGCACAACAGCCGATCTTACAATCGATCGTGCCGTAGCCCTTGATCACTTTCTTGAGAATACCCAATCCAAGGTCGCTTTCATAGTCCATGATGAAATTGTGCTTGACATCCATGAGGATGACAGATATCTTATACCAGAGTTGAAGGAGGTGTTTCAAAACAATAAACTTGGTTCGTTTAGAGCAAATGTCAAAGCAGGCAAGAACTATGGAGAGTTGAAGGAGTTAAAGTTATGATATCGCTGATAGGAATAGGCGATGCTGGATGTAATATTGTGTCGTTGTTTGGAGACCACAAAGAATATAATTGTTTTTTGTTCTCGGAGGGAAGAGACAACACAAAATACACAAGAGATTTACCAAGAGTAGAAAAAGCAGAAGATTGCGAGGAGAAAGCGCCTAAGCTTTCGTCTTACAAAACGTTACAGGCAGTACAGGACAGGGTTCAAGTGTTTGTTTGCGGGTCATCATTCTCGGCAAATTACACGCTTGCGATCCTACAACAGATAAGAGACAGAGAGATAGAAATCTTTTATATCAAGCCCGACGTAGACCTACTAATAGGCAATGTTAGGCTGCAAGAGAGGGCAATATTTGGTATATTACAGGAATATGCGAGGTCTGGGCTTTTTAAGAGTTTCACAATCTTGTCAAACCCGGCAATTGAGAAGACAATAGGCGAGATCCCGATAAAAAAATATTTTGATATGATCAACAAGAACATCTACTATGCTGTTCATTATCTAAATGTCTTCGACCACACGGAGCCGCTCGTTGGCAACCTAACAAAGCCATCAGAAGTGCAGAAAATACGCTCTGTTGGTGTCGTTTCAGTAGACAAGCTTTCTGAACAATGGTATTATAAATTAGAGGAAGATCGTGACGTAGCATACTATTTATGTATAGCGGAAAAGCGTCTAGAGACCGATGGAAAGCTTCATTCGAAGG